GCCATCAGGGTGAGGTTCCGCTGCGCGCAACGCCCACAGGCAGTCGCTTACCCCGTTGTGCTCAAGAATGTCGAGCAGGTTGATCTTGTCATCATCCCCCCATTTGGGTCCAAGTCTCTCCACGAGGTGCTCATAGCGATCCTTACACGCTCTGAACTTCCGCAGCCTGCACAACGAAGTGACAAGAACGATCTTCTCCATATCATTTCCCCTTAGTAGTACCTGCGCCTCTCGCGCCGGTCGTTCTCTGCGGATTGCATCGCCTCCTCCGACATGTACTGCTGGCAGTCGGTGCAGACGATGCCGGTGTCGAACGGGTGGACGTGCTCGTTGTAGTGTCGTCCACATGCCCAGCACTTGTCATTCGTCTTCTTCCGTGTGCCGGTCGTAGCAGGCTCGGCAGAGGACGGTGACGAATGGGTACTCCCGCGTGGGTCCATACTCATACAGCACCTCCTTTCTGCCGATGACCCGTCGGCAATCATCACAATAGTCGTTGGGATCGAACATCGGGTGGTCCCTCCTTGCATCGCGCTCAGGCAAGCGGCTCATGATACCAGCCCATAGATGGCCCAACCGAACACGAAGGCCAAGAAGGCGAATGCCAGAAAAACCACGATGCGACCTGTAAGGGTGAGTTTACGCATTGGCCTTCACCGCGACCCGTCCCGCCATCCGATCGGCCGCACGTCGGAGCGTGTCGAAGATCGTGATCCACGCCGTGGCGAACAGCGTGGCGACCGACACGGCGAATTGCGCCGCCGTTATTACCAGCAGCGCGGCCGCCTCGATCAGGCGCCGAGTGCGGCCTACCAAATCCCGGAACTCGTCCCGTGGATTCATGGCATCCCTCCGTTTTTTTTGCCAATCGTGCCGGGGCCTTGCGCTTGCCACCTCGACCGGCGAGCCGCATCAGGCAGCGGGTAGGTGCCCGGGGCAATCGGCATTTGCATACACGTATAGCATGTCCATAAACCATATGCAAGCGTTTTTTTCGCATCCCGATATTTTTTTTCCTTGACGCCGAAAAAATCCTGTTGTATGGTCCCACCAAGGAGGTGATGGACATGCCATTGCTCAACAAGACGGAACGGTACGTGCTCGAAAAGCAGGGAGGGTATTCGAGACAACTGATCGACTATTGGGACCGGCAAGGGTATATCCCCTCTCGGCACCTGCTGAGGGTGCGCGACTTGATAGGACGATCCATCGAGTCGCTGCTCGGGCAGGACGCCGCCGAAGAGGAGAAAAAATAATGGGCCGCCCCCTGCTGACACTGAAGGCCCGGCGGCGGAACAGCCTACAATGCTACCTGACCGACGATGAGTACCACCGCGTCGGCCGGGTGGCGTACCGCAAGGGGAAGCACATGTCGGCGTGGTTCCGGGAGGTCATACTGCGCGAGGTCGAGAAGGAGGAGGTGTCACAATGAGGCCCTGCCCCTGCTGCGGGAAGGTGGTCGAGGAGAAGGACATCGTGCCGGACGGTACCTACACGTTCGGCAAGGCGATGCTCGTATCGTGGCGCTGCGGGTGTGGGACGAACCGCGCTGCCCGGTTCGAGGACGTCTCCCCCGCGCTCCGACGGGCGGCCATGCTCGCAGATATCGCGCTGCGACCGAAGAGCCCCGAGATGGCGGGATGAGGCCATTTCCCCCTTGACACGGACCGCGGGGGATGGCAAAATGGGAAGTACCAAATAACGCCGAACGGGATGGCAGCCCTTGGCGGAGATTCAAACAAATAACGAATGGCCTCCGGTGGGGATGGTGCTCCCGCACCAGTCTCCTTTGTCGCCGTCGTGCTGCCATCACCACGGCGGACGGAGGTATTAATTGAATGATGAAATGAAAATTAAAAATTGGAAAAAGTTCCAGCATTTCCGTGACAGGAGGCCGCCGTGGATCAAATTATACCGAGACATCCTCGATGACATTGAATGGCATGAACTTGATCCTGTGGCGGCGAAGCACCTCGTGATGTTCTGGTTGATCGCGTCCGAGAGCGACGGCGTGCTTCCAGGTACCAAAGAATTGGCGTTTCGCCTTCGCTGTACAGAAAAGCAAATAGAAACAACAATTTCCAAAATCGGGCACTGGTTGGAACGCGATGATATCACGACGATATCAGCGCGATATCAAGATGATCTTCCAGAGACAGAGACAGAGACAGAGGTAGAGGTTGTGACCCGCCCGAAAGGCAACGGGCGGTTCACACCACCGACGCTTGAGGAAGTCACGGAATATTGCAAGGCCAGAGGCAACTCCGTTGACCCCGTAAAATTCCATGCATTCTACGCTTCCAAGGGATGGAAGGTTGGGAAAAACTCAATGACGGACTGGCGCGCCTGCGTAGTCACTTGGGAAAGGAACCGATGAAGACAGAATATCCCGTATCGAATACACCATCAAAAGCATCGAGCACTTCATTCAAGGACCATCTCAATGCGTGGTTGGTTTCGGACTGCGAAAACAAACTCTGCATCGACGGCGGCGTAACCGTAGATGACGGCGAACACTCAATCTACTACCGATGCCCGCTTTGCAACCGATCCAATATCCCATCGGCGGCGATCTATGCTGGCCCATACGAGACATGGACAGTAGAGGAAATGGAACGCAGGCTCAAAGACAGAAAAGACGTCTACTTCGACAAGAACTACCGTCACAAACGAGGGAAGGAAATTGTTTCCTTACTGCAAGAACTCACCGGGGCAAGGCGGTAGCGGATGCCCGCAGTAGCAGATGATCCCCTGCTTCCCCGCCTTCTCGCGTTACGCGACGAGGTGCGGTTGTTCCTTGACGGGTACACGTCCCGCAGTGCGGCGCAGGACGGTATGGCGCTGGCGCGGCTAAAAAGAGCGTTGGAGGTGGCAGATGGCGAAGGCGGCGATGACAGCGGTGAGGGCGATTCGTGATGAGTGCGGAATCCCGCCAGTCGGAAACGAAGGTGGGCAGACTATGGCAGAGAATGCATGAATTTCGAACGGGAAGGCACCTACAATCGACGATCGGGTGGTCAACGTACTTTTTTATTGACATGCGTTGCAATGCATTGTATCTTGTTTCTATGGCTGGAGGAACTCATAGGCACCTGGCACTTTACGGGAGCGTTGCGATAGAGAGACAATACTGCGTTGATTGTCATGGGTACGCATTCATTTTAGATGGCAAAATGGCTTGTTGCGGGGCTAATGCGGATGGCGTTACAAGAAAAACCCGCAGGATGATAGAAGCGGAATCCAAGAAACGGTCGCCAAAATGGAGTTACCGCAAGAAACAAATGGAACGGCAAGACGGCAAATGTCTATACTGCGGGCTACCGTTAGACGGATATGTTTTCAGAAATGGAAAAGCGTCACGGATAAAGATTCATTGGGACCACGTAGTACCATACTCGTATTCACAAAACAACCACGATACCAATTTTGTGGCATCTTGTCATGTATGCAACCTGATAAAGAGTGACATGGTTTTCCAAACATTGGAGGAAGCGAGATCGTATGTACAAATTAAAAGAGAAGAAAAGGGGTATTTGTGAGGAATGTGGTAAAAGTTACATTGTATCTCGTCCTTGGCAAAAGTTCTGTGATGGCAAATGCCGATGGGCTAATTATGATAAAAGGCATCCTCGCGTGCACAATCGGACAAATAATCTGAATGATATTTCAGAGGGAGGGGACCGATGAAGGCGTTATCGCCTGAAATGCTCGCCATGTATCTGCGTATCCAGCGTGCTGGACCGATCGGCTACTATTTCCCGGCGACGGAGTACCGGACGGCGAAGGCACTTGAAAGGCGGGGCGAGATCACCATTGAGGGCCGATGTGTGGCGAGGATAAAGGAGGGTAAATTATGAACGTCGAATTTGCCTACAGCATCGGGCAGTCTGTGAAGGTAATTCCAATTGGGATGATCGGCATGGTTGATTCGATGTCTCTTGACATGAACGGTAAACAATACCGTGTTATCTATTGGAATGATGGGGTCAGAAACGTTGTGTGGATGTACGATTGGGAAATTGAAGCAATTGACGGTCGTTGTATAGCGAGGGCAAAGGAGGGGAAGCATGATGATATTTAAGGGTTTGAATAAAATAACATGGCATGATCCTGAATTTGACTGGTATTATTACAACGTATTAAAGGAATGCGAATGCGGATGCAGTATAAAACTCAAGGGAGCAAACGACCCAGAAACGGGGGGCAAGCATGAAGGAAATGTATTTTGGGTAAGGGTAGACGAAATAAAGAAGATTGAAAAGAAATGACGAAGGCCAAGCGGAGGGCGGACTCTATGTGTGCTATGAAGGTCAAAGTCCCCGAACGCGCGGTGTTATCTCAAGTAATTCAATACCTTCGGCTGCGTGGCTGCCTTGTGTTCCGGATGAACACCGGCGCGAATGTGTTCCAGAACACGGACGGCCGGCGGCGGTTCGTCCGGTTCGGGACGCCGGGCATGGCGGATGTGCTGGCGTTTACCACACGGTCCGTCATCTGGGTCGAGTGCAAGTCCAGCACGGGCAGGCAGTCGGACGCGCAGCGGGTGTTCCAGCGGCAGGTGGAGGAGTACGGGCATACCTACGTACTGGCCCGGTCCGTGGGCGATGTCATGCGGTTGTTCGAGGACGGGACCGGGCAGATGGAATTTGGCGGCGTGTCCCGCACGGGAGGGGGGCGATGAGGTCGGTCCGCGTGAGGTACTACGAGGGGTTTTGGTTGGTGGACGAGGGGACCGGAACCGAGACGCTGCCGGTGGTCCCCGGGGCGCTGGAGGACGCCATACGGGCGCGTATCGATCAGGCGGGGGATACCGATCCCGAGACGGCGCCGGAGGGATGAGGAGGGACGGCCTCCGGGCGTATCTGGAGATGGCCCGGGAGTGCTACGAACTTGCCGCGACGCCTCCACCCGCCGGCGTGTATCGGCAGGCCGTCGATGAGCGGCCGCAGGCGGGGGGCGGCTTGCCAAGCACGTCGCGTATGGTGCTGTTGCAGATAGGCATTGATGTGAGCCGTATTGTCGCCAGGCACCTGGCGGCGATCGAGCGGGACCACGGGCGGCGGCGCGCGGAACGGTTTTGCGAATGGCTACTCACGGGCGACATGTCGAGGTTGTCGTATTGGCACAGGATGGAGGTTTGCGCCGACAGGAGGCGGCTTGCGCGGGCGGTATGGCGGTACAGGTTTGGGGGATAGGCCGGCGGTGTGCGTTCCGCCGGCCCCGTTGTTATTCGATTCGTTGTCCGTCGCGCCAGACACCGGCGCGTGTTTCGTTGGCCGCGAGCGCCTGCTCGGTGGTCGCCCATCCGATGTACAGGCCGCTCGTGTCGGCGGTCACTACCGCCAGGATGGTATCGCCTGGATAGGCGATGGATAGGACGCGGGCGGTCCGGTTGGCATCATCAGAGGCCAAGGCGTAAACCCCGTATATTTTTCGCGTTATCGTGCTCATTTCCCTCCCCTAAATGATTATAGGATGCGCGGCCCCCCTGTGCGATCAATTGCTGCCGAGTCGGACCCAGTCGTGGTACTCCTCCACGCCGTCACGATGCGATATGCAGGTGCCGGATCCGACAACCTCGACGCCAGCGATTTTCAGGATTTTGTTCCCGCCCCATACCGTCCACGGCTCATCGGGGTCGGCGTGGCGCGAGCGCCAGATCCCAAAAGGCTCGGTTGGGGTAGGCGCCCGGAAAGGCCCGTATACGATGTACTCCAGATACACGCCATCATCATCGCTCCACACTTCCCAGTGCCCTGGCCCACGGCGGGCGCGGGCGGTCGAGACCTGCCTGACCGCATCGTCCAATCGCTTCTTGAGCTCGCTCATCTTTTTCCCCCTTCTCCGCGTTAAGGATGCGCGGCCCCCGTGGTTTCTGGCGCCTTCAGCGGCAACCGCGGATCTCAATATCGCCGAAGATGTTATGGATATGAGTTATACCAGCGGCCCGGAGGATTGCGGCGCACTCATTTATGCGCTCCCGTGCGTTTTTGCCAAAAGCCGGATCGGCCCATGCCGTCCGGTATAGGTCGAGATAATCCATCGCCGCCATCCTGAGTTCCCGGTTCTCGATCCCACGGGCATCTACGATGCCGCCGTTCATCACCACCAGCGTTTTCATATCTCACGCCTTCCTTTCCGGTCCGGCGCTCTCGCGCCGCCCCGCGTGTAGGATGCGCGGCCCCCTGGGGTTGTGAGTCATCCCTCGATGCGGTACCATCCCGGCGCGACTTTGCGGGCGCCGGGGAAGCGCCGGGCGACCTCGCGGTCCATGTCCTCCATGTCCCGGTGCCACCCGGTCCACGCGCACTCGCCATCCGGGAGATCCACCCGGCCGCAATACATTGCGCCGGAGATGTCTCCCCTCGCCCGGCCGTAGCTGCTGTTCATCATGTCCTTCTCCTTTCCGGCGCTCTCGCGCCGCTCCGCGCGTAGGATGCGCGGTCCCCCGTGGTTTACAGGTCTCTACGCCGGGCCACGTCGATGACTTCGACGTGGTGGGCGGCGGGCCGTTTCCGGAGATGCCCGACGAAGTTGGAATAATCCCCAGCGAACAACCCCGCATCCCGCAACAGTTTGTGTGCCGTTACGAGATACTGATCACCGTATCCATAGGTAACCCCACTACGCAACTCACTCCCGTTGCAATTGACCAACACGGTATGGTATTGATTCCCATACTGGTCTCTCCATCTTTTGCCTATGATCAACATGTCCTACTCCTTTCCGGCGCTCTCGCGCCGCCCCGCATGTAGGATGCGCGGCCCCCCGGGGTGTCTATCGGACCATGTAGTAGGTGTCATCCAACCGGCAGATCCGGTATTCTGGTCCCGCCTCGCTATCGTCGATGTACCGCACCGGTCCTTCCCACTCCGTGAGGACGGCCTCGGCCTCCTCGCGGGCGTTGTATTCGCCCGAAATCCAGCACCACATGTTTCCCCTCTTTACCTGGATTCCGTACATTGTGTCCTTCTCCTTTCCGGCGCTCTCGCGCCATGTATTTGCCAGTATTCTTTGCATCCCGTGTGCCAATTTAAAAAATAATTGGTTTTACTCATAACCACCTTAAATATCAATGCTTTACAAATACACGCCTTAATAGCACAATTTCCCAACTGCCGTAAATTGTCTGGTAAAAATACCAAGATTTTGTCGGAATGTAATAATATCAAGTATTTACGTGTGACAAAAATTGTCACACGCACTGACAAAAAATGTCACTCAGTGACAAAAATTGTCACTCGGAATAAAATAATATGCGCTATCGCCACCTTAAATCGCTCAAAATGGCGTGTATATATATATAAAAAACAAAAACCAGCGAAAGGCACAATATGACGGCAAGGCATTGCCAGACATGTCCAAGATACAAATCCTGCTCAAGCGCATGCCGACCCGTCCTCGCAGACCTCCGCCGCATCGAGCGTCCACGCCGCAAACGCCGGCCGGAAATCGTCTATCTGCACGATATAGATGGCAGACACGCCAACGACATCAGTAGGATAATCTATGGATAACACGGGCAACCCCGTAAAAAAGCAAAAAAAATCGTATCGTAAAACGGACCCGCGAGGACGCCGCATCGGCACACTCGTCGCCGCGCTCGCCTCCGGCGCCACGCTCACCGACGCCGGCCGAGCGGTAGGCCTGTCCCCTGCCTCCGTCCACAGGCTCGCCTCCCGAGACGACATACGCCGGGCAATCGACGAGCAGGCGAGAGCGCTGGCGGCACTGACGCCTACTGCCGTCGATTGCGTCGCAGGCATACTGGTAGCAGGACAGCGCGCACTCTCCCGAGAGCTCGCCGATAACGGGCAGCGGACTACTGACGACTACAGGCCAATCGAGGCGAGGCGCGCAAACGATATCAGACTCGTCGGATATACACGAGACGCGGCAACAACTGTACTGCAAACGGCAGGGATCGCCCCGACTCATATGCAGGCCCCCGCCATCCAGGCGCTGATCGTGACTACCGAGCAGGCGCTATCCCCGATCATCGGGCGCCTGCTGTCGGCGTCAGCGAGCGCCGCGAGGGAGCGGGATATCGATCCCGAGTGGGAGGACGTGACGCAGGACATGGCGGATGGTGGGGACGATGAGCCTGTGGATAAGTAGAGTCCTGGAATAGATATTATGTCAAATTAAAAAGTTTAATGTCGGAATCTCTAATTGATACGGGTGCTTACCAATTTGTTCTATTCTATGATACAACGCTGTATCGATAATTGTTCCCTGTTGTGTGCCAAGACACAAGATGTAGTGGCATCAAGGATGTGGTTGTGACGCGGCGCTGGGCGCCGGGTGCAGGCCCGGCGAGGACGCCGCAGGGCCAAGGACCCCGGAAGGGGGGAGGGGGGGACCGGAAACGGGCGAAGGTACCGGTACCTTATTATTATCCTTCCTCCCCACACACAGTGGTTTGGGTGATTGAAGGGTTGTGATGGTGATGGGATCTCATACGAAGGCTTTGCGTGCTCATATGAGGCGCCAGAAGTATTACAAGCATCCGGACAAGCCTGGTGCGGGTGCGAGGAAGCGGCGGCATGCGGGTGCGAAGGACAAGGTTGGTATTGTGATGGGGGAATTTAAGCGTGGGACGTTGAGGTCTGGCGGATCTGGGAAGAGGGTAACGAGCAGGAAGCAGGCGATAGCGATAGCGCTGTCTGAGTCGAGGAAGAGGCGGCCAAGGAAGGGGGAAGGCGGATGAAGAAGTTTGTTTTCTCTATATTTATTGTTTTTTTGGTTTTGGGGATTGGCCATGCTGCGAATTTTTATTGGAAGGCGACATATTCTGATTTAAATGCAATCAGCGGGTTGTCTGACGGGGACCGTGGGGTTGTTATAGACAATACAGGTGTAGTGACTTTTTATTATCATAGTGGTGGGGCGTGGGTAAAGACATCGGCGATTGTCACCGGGCAAGGGTCTTCGGGTGGTACGTTGACGTTGCAAGAGGCTGCTGCGAACGGTACGGAATATCGTGCAATGAGGGCTCCGGACTCGTTGTCAGACAACGTGACATTTGTTTTGCCATCGGCGGCTCCTTCATCGGGGCAGTCGTGGTCGTTTGCTGCGCCTTCTGGGGGTACCTCGCAGATTTCGTGGGCTGATTATGCAACCGTTGATCGAACGAAGACGTTTTCTTTTGTCGTAGATAATGTTGTTGCAACGGACAACGTGCTGATGTGGCGTGTTCCTGTAGCGATTACGGTCACGCGAGCAGACTGTTATGTGACCGTAGACAACGTGGTTGGGACTCTGATGGGATGCGCGACGGATAATGTGACGTCTTGTTCTGCTATTGACAGCTCATGGACGGTAACGAATGCGGTGAACCCGTTTTCGGATACATCAATTTCGAGTCCCAATATTTCAGCCGGGGCGTGGATACGATGGAGCACGACCAGCGTGGGGACAGCGTCTGCGAACCGGTTGTCCTGCACAGTGCAGTACCATGAGTAGGGATACTATGCGGAACATCATCTGCCGAGTTTTACAAGCCCTCGTCATCCTCGCGGTTGCGGCTTCGTTCGCGAAGGCAGACAACTTTATGTACTTTAGGAAGTCAGTAGGGGGGTGTCCCGCAGGGTCTTATGCCGGGGGGGACCAAGAAACTTTCGAGTGTAGTTCGATTGATTTCCAGACTTATGCGAACGGGACGAACAAGCACACAGTGGTAGATAATACTGCTGGGGGGTTCAGCATATACGATTCCGGACTTTCTCATGGCGGAGTACACTCGATGGGAGTGGATGTATCTGCCACCACAAGGGCTTATGTAGAAACGGATCTTGGGGTGCCCGACACAACTTGTAGTTGGGCGTTCTGGGTGTATCTTCCTTCCTTCGGTTCAAGCACATGGAAGACTATAATTATTAATGAAGCGAAACTTAGCAGTTCTGAGCCTGGGTTGGACCCGTATCAGTCAAGAGTAGTCTTTAAAAGGACGGACCCGACTTATTATCTGATATTGTATAACGCTTCTGGCACAAATCAAAGTGTTACGATAACTACTGTAGGCGCGTGGTACGAAGTGCAGGTAGATTATACCTATGGCGGGAATATAGTAATGTCGGTTTGGGATTCTGTGGGAACACTTATTGGCACCGCAACTGTGGCGCAAACCGGTTCTGGCGGGGTTAGGTATATATATCATGGGAATTTCAGTACCGGGTCAGCCATGTGGGATTCTCCGAAAATGTATATCGACGACCTTAAGTTCAACCCCAATGGGGGGAATGTGTATGGTCATTAGATTAGTATTATTTATATCAATAATGTTTCTTCCAAGCATAGCATTCTCGGGCGACATTTATATTACCGATACAGCATCTGGTCTGGATACTGGATCAGACTGCGCGAATGCGCATTCTGCTGCATGGTTCAATGCCAATGCCGTCGGGGGGAACACCTATCATCTATGCGGCACGTTTACCGGAACGGCGGGTTCTATGAAGCTGAACATTCCAGCATCTGGAACAGCGGTAGACAATCTTCTGACCGTTGTTTTTGAGAATGGCGCCGTGCTTACTGCTCCTTACTGGGGCAGCACATCAGCGGGGGCGATTACCGCTTCCAATAAGTCATATATTCTAATCGATGGGAATAATACTGGTGTTATCCAGAACACCGCCAATGGAACGTATCTCGCAAACAAACAAGCGAGTTCGGGAATTTACCTAAACGCTCCAAGCAATATCGAAATTAAGCGGCTCACGATTAAGGATATTTATGCTAACGGTGGGAGTAGCCCTGATGCGACGGATACCAGTGGATCAGAGACAGCAGCGATACGGGTGGATGGGGATGCATCTAATCTTACTATAGATAACAACACACTCTCCTCCGCACGCTCCGTAATTCGGATTAGTTACGACGGGACGCACTTGAGTAATGTTAATATCCATAACAATCTGATTACTGATATGTGCTGGGGGGTCTCTATCGGCGGTGGGACGTCTGGAGCCACGTCTACAGGAGTGAACATTTATTCTAATGAGTTCACAAACTGGGACAATTGGGTATGCCCTGCGAACGCTGCGTATTGTAATAACAAAACAGATGCTTATCATACAGATGGATTTATAGGATACGGAGTTCGCGGTTCGCCGTTGAATGCGAGTATATACAACAACTATTTTCATGGGACACTTGGGCCTGCATCGCCTACGGCGTTCGTCTATTGCACCTATGGTGGCGGAACATCCGGGAGTGGATCTACTTGTAAAATCTACAACAACCTGTTCGTGGAGGAATCTGGAAGGAAAGCAAACTGGATAATTTCGACGGGGACAAATACGTCAAACCATGAAATCTATAACAACACGCTTGTGGGGCAGGACACTACAGCGGGTACAGCGATGATGTTAGGCGGTACGGGGTTGAAGGTAAAAAACAACATAATAAAGAACAAGGCGTTTGGTATCGGTTCATACGAGACGGTCCCGTCTAATGTGTTCGCAAGTACATCAGATATTGACTATAACATCTGGGTTCTTCAATCAGGCAGTAACTTCTACTTCAACGACGGTGGTACTTTCTACACGATGGCAACATGGCAGGCATTAGGGTACGACTCGCATAGCAAGACTACTGACCCGTTGCTGGATGCATCATATGCTCCGCAATTCGGTTCCCCCGCCATTGATAGCGGCACAGACCTGTCGACGTCCTTCACCACCGACTATCGTGGCACTTCCCGTCCCCAAGGTGCCGCATGGGACATCGGTGCCTATGAGTACACCTCGGGCGACACCACCCCCGACGCCTTCTCTTTCACCGACAATGCGGGGGTCGCCCTCTCCACGATCATCTATTCTGACTCCATCCAAGTGACCGGCATCGACAACACGGCCACCCTCGCGCTGACGGGTACTGGGTGCGAATACAAGATTAACGCCGGATCATGGGCCACCGCGAACGACAACGTGGCCCTGAATGACAATGTGGCTCTGCGAGTCACGTCCTCGGGTTCCTGCGGTACAGATACCTCCTGCACGTTGACCATCGGTGGCGTATCGGATGTATGGCATGTGACAACGCTGGCCTGCATACCGAGATTCCGGGGGGTAAGTATAAACGGAGGAGCGAGGATAGAATGAGAGAGAGAGAGGTTCCCTATGGCAGATGTATTCAAAGATGACGGCCAAAACATATGGAAAGATGACACCGGGAACCTATGGTATAAAGGATCGGAAGCATCGGCGGCGGGAGAGAAGAATGACCATCCAACTGTGGCTAATATGATTACAATACCGAAAATTAGAGAGGGGGGAGATTTACAATGAGCCAAGGAATGTTGATTGTTGATCCGGAAGCGGGGATGTTCGATGTGATCAAGCCGACAAGTGCCACGTCCATCCCGCTGGATCTTGTCGAGCCGTCGTCGTCCAATCCGAACCGATTCGGGACGGCGACTGCCGGTACGGCAACAACGATTACATTGAAGTCCGGATCGTCCACGACGGATAGTTACTACACCGGGATGACGATCACAATCATTGGGGGAACTGGTGCAAATCAATCCCGGGTCATTACCGGCTATGTCGGATCGACGCTGGTGGCAACGGTCGATTCGGCGTGGGGCACGACCCCGGATTCAACGTCGCAGTATGTGATTTCCTCTCGGTTCGATGGGCTGAAGGCCAAAAAGGCGCTCGTGATCACGGAGACCAACCCGGTCCGGTTCTTGGTGAACGGGGGTACGCCGACGGCTGGGACGGGCATGATTATTTATGCAACATCCACGGCTCCCGGCAGCATTTACTTGAACGGGTTCAATACCGTCAAATCCGCGAATTTCATCGATACGGCGACAGGCGCATCGACGAACACGATCACGACGTTCTTCTAAGAGGGGGCATAAAGATGCCATTGAAGAAGGGGAAGAGTAAGTCGGCCATATCTGCGAATATCCGGGAAATGATCCGGTCGTTCAAGAAAACTGGCAAGATCGGGAATACCCAACCGCGCAGCATGAAAGCCGCACTGCGGCAGGCCGCTGCGGCGGCTTATCGGAAAGCCGGGAAGAAGACCGGCGGCAAACGGAAGAAAAAGGCGGCGTGATCGTTGTCTGAAGAGAACAAGTTCCCCGCCCTGACGCAGGAAGAAATCCAGGAAGGGAATCTCTGGGTCAATTTCTTCCAGTTTCAGGAAACGGATCTTTGGAACGAGTACATCCGTTGTCCGGCGAAGATTTGCGCGTTTTTCACCGGGAACCAGTACGGCAAGGATGCGGGGATCGCCAGGGCCTATGTCTTGCAGATCCTTGGATTCCATCCGGTTGCGGAACGAAACTTCGATTACCTGACGTGCAACGGGGAAGACCCGTTTTGCGAAGACCCGCCGGCCCACCGGTTTTCACTTCGGTACCGGACGATTCCCCATCCGAAGCACGGGCTGATTGGCAAGGAATGCCCGGTGTGTCAAAAGCCGCTGGTGCTGTATTGTTCCCCTTGGCGAACCTGGCGATGTGCATCGGAAAACCTGCCGGGGCAGGCGGATGACGAAAAGGGAGTACAGTCCGAGGAGACCCGGAACACCCAGTACCCGGAGTTCAAGAAATGGCTGCCACCGCATTTGATTGTCAAGGACATCACGGCAAGGAATCCGGTGATCAAGATCCGGGACCCGAACGGCGGGCAGAATATCCTGTTTGAATTCGTGTCCTACAACCAGAGCACGCAGGGGCAGGCGGGAGTTCAGAGAGCGGGGGTTTGGTTTTCCGAGCAGCCGCCTTTGTCGTTTTACAATGAGCAGAAGCCGCGACTTCTGGCGTCGGGCGGGTACATGGACATCGGCCTGACGCCGGCCCTGTACATGTCGTATATGTACGACGAAATCTTCTGCCGTGCTCGGATGTACTATCGGAGCAAAACGATTCAGGAAAAGTTCCACTTGCCAGAACGGGAATTCACGGGTTTGTCCACATCCATCGCGGTGTTTCAGGCGGCAACGGACGATAACCCGACGCTGAAAAGAAAGCACATCGAGGAAATCTTCCGGGAGATCGATGATCCGGATGAATTGGCAATTCGTAGGTACGGTCAGTTCAAGCAGGTTTCCGGAACGATTCACAAGGGATTCGATTACCGGGTTCATGTGATTGGCGTGAAGAAGTACTTCCCGAACGGGATTCCCCATGATTGGATTCACGCTCGGATGATCGACTATCATCCAAGGGTTCGGTGGGCGTTCAACGCCGTGGCGTTGTCTCCCGATGATGAGTTGTTTGTCTACCTTGAATACGATCCGGACCCGACAAAGTTGATCACATATGAGATCGCAAGAGAGATTGCAAAACTCTGCGGGGATTACAAGTACCTGTTTGACAAGATCGATCCCTTGGCGAATGATCGACAGGGAAACACGGGGAAGACCACGATCGAGGATCTGAACAAAGCGTTCCGTGAGTTTCGACTGTACCATAACCTTGGGACCGGTGCGAACTGGACTCCGTGGAATTCCAAGGGGAACGTCGGACGGGAGGAAGTCCAGAAGAGGATTCACAATTCGAGGAGAGTCGGGAGGCCGTTCAACAACCGCGTGATGGAGACCGGGCCGGATAAGCGGACTCGGGAGGTCTGCCTACCGACCTTGTGGGTTCTGGATTGCTGCCCGCAGACAGCGAAGTCGCTCAAGATGTGGCGGTGGATGGAAGGGAACGCGAGCGAATCGAAAGAGGCGAAGGAAACGCCGGAACAAAGGTGGTCGCACCACAATATGTGCCTGGAAGCGATTCTCAAGGAGAAAGGATTCCGGCCGATGTTCAACCGGTCCGTGGTGGATCGATCGCTGTTTGCAAGGGATGAGGAGAGACGAATGCAGCGGAGATACTTCTCCATCGGAGCGCGCTGATGGTCGCTAAGAAGAAAACGGTGGAACCGAAGCATTTCTTCGATCCCTTCGTGGAGGAAGTTCTGGCGTCCGTCGTGGTGGACTCGGAATTTTCCACGGCCAAGAACGCGCAGGCTACGGAGATTTCCGATTACGAGTCCGTGGTGGACATGCTGGAGGGATTGCGGACCCAGAAAAATTACGAGTGGATGAGCGATTACGATACGCACGATCTGGCAGCCATCATCCTGACGGAAGCCAGCCAGTGGGCGGCGCAGTATTTCCAGAGCCGGGATTTCGTGGAAGTCCGGCTGGAAGCCGATGTCCCCAACGGGATTGAGAAGTGTCGTGCGGCGAAAAACGCGATTAACAAGACTCTAAATATCCGGGATATTTACCACTATCCGAAGTATATCCGGGGACGATTGATCAATTCGCTGGCGTCTGTCGTGTACGGGGTCGAGTGGTGGGAGAAGGAGTTCGAGCAGGTACCGGCGGGAGAGATCTACGTTCCGGACGAAAATGATCCGGACGCCGCGCCGGTTCTTCAGATGAAATACGAAAGCCGGTTGGTAAAGGATCACTACAATTATGAAATTGTCGATCCGGCGAATGTCTACACCGACAACGGATACGCCTACAACGTACAGGACAAGGATTTTATCATCCTGAGGTCGGAGAAGAACATCGACGATCTCGTCGCATCGGCAGACAAGATGGGATACATCAACCTTGATGTGATTGCTGATTGGGCAAAGAATCGTTCCGCGGAGACTCAATCGTCTCAGGAAACGATCAACAAGACGGATAAAAAACAACGTCCGCAAAAAACCCCACTGACCAAGGTCGATGTGCTTGAACGGTACGGAAAGATCTGGGCGGTCGTCAAGGACCGAATGGAAGACGGGTACCCGAAGGTCATCGAACCGGGATACGACTCAACGGGGGAAAAGCGCAAGGATGCGGAATTGATCGAGGCGGTGGTTGCGTTTGCAGTGAAAGAGAATCGCCGGGTGCTCATCCGGTTCCAGCCGCAACGGAACCGCGATCCGTGGGGCCATCCGTACCGGCCGATTCTGAGGGGGTTGTGTTACATCCATCCCCGTAAGGATTACGGCTTATCGGACGGGAAATACCTTTCCGATCATCAGGTGGCCGTCAACGATGTAATCAACATGGGATTCGACAGAACGAAGCTGGCTACGATCCCGATGTTTAAGGTCCGGAAATCCGCTGCGTTGGATAACCCGACGCTGTATGTCGAGCCGGAACACATGATCGAACTGGATGATCCGATGACGGATCTTCAGGAACTGAAGATCTCGGACGACATTCAGGGATCGATGACACAAGCCGGGATGTGGTTCAGCAAGATGAACCAGATCGCCAGCGTGTATCCTCCTGAGATGGGGGGCACGCCGGCGAGAACATCGACGAAGGCCACGGCGATTGTTTCGGCAGAAACGCATTCGTCCATCCGGGCGAATTACAAGTCTCTGACTTATGAATACACGTTCTTGCTGGACCAGTATACGCACATTCTCTGGATGATCCACCAGTACGCCGAGCCGGAAACTGCGGTTTCCCTCATGGGGGATCGGGATGCGGCCCTGTTCGACCCGAAGGCGGATTATACCTACACGCCGGTCACGAGTAACATCGAGCAGGCGCATTCCAAGCAAGCCAAGCTTCAGGCGTATGACCAGATGCTTGGTCGGCTGGCGGCGTTCAAGGACAATCCGAAGATTTACAAGATGATCAATAAGATATTGAGAAACATGATGATCCTTCTGGGGGACGAGTTCATTGACTTCAAGGATGCTTTGCTGGACGAGGCTCCGCCGCAGCAGGAAGGCGGCGCGGGAGCGCCGGGAGGACTCGGAGCGCCGAAAGACATGGAGGCGCAACCGACATCGAACCAGTACGGGATTCCCCAGGCCGGTGCGGAAACGATGGCCAGGGGAACCTTTGAGGGGATACGATGATGAATCGTCAGTTGTCTATTGACCAGCTGGAAAGTTACCTTGAACGCGGCAGGAAGCGGGCGGTGGATGTGGTCGCCGCGTTAGGACAACTGGATCGGTATCTGGCCGCAGCCGGTACGGAAGTCGGCAAGGAACTGCTGAAAGACGATGTGGAGGACTTCGAACGGTTGTTGGGGAAGATCGCCGACGAATCCGCAACCATAGAAGAGAAGGCGGAATACCGGGTGGTCAAAAGGCGTCTTCTGAAAATATCCGCCCGGATCGATGCGTACAACAAGTACATGGACGAAGTAACAAAGTCCTAACACCCAAGGAGGGAAATTGATGGAGACCAAGACGGAAGCAGGCGTCAAGGATTCCAGTCCCGTCACCGGCGAGAAGAAGGTGACCAGAGAAGACCTGGAAGCCGCCCTGCGAGGAGTCGATGTGAACGTGGCAGAGGAAGAGGAGAAACCGGTTGAGGAGGAACTGAAGGAGAAAGCCGAGGGCAAGGACGAGGGAGCCAAGGCAGACGAAGCGGCCAAGCCCGCCGCCGCGGAAGACGAGGAGGATGCGGAACTCGATCACAGGGAACGGTCCCGCCTCGGCCGGCGCGTCAAGGGATTGGAAGCCAAGCTGGAAGAGGCCCTCGCGCTACTGCGCCAGCAGACGACAGCGGCTGGCAAGAGCACTGCATCGGCGGCAGAAGAGGAAGAGGAACCCCCCGCGGTGATCGCTACGATTGAGGATCTGGAGCGGGCCAACAGGTTCCTTGAAAAGAAAAAGATGCAGGAGCGGTCTGCCTATGCCGTGCAGTACAGTGATGAATTCCTGAAACTCGGCAAGGACGAGCCGGACTATGCGGAGATCGAGAAGGAAATGATGGAGCATCACAACGTGGTCCGGACCGGTGATCCTCGCATTGACGCGCAGATGAACTTTGACAAGGCGCGGATCTCCCTGTATCGGAAGAAACTTGGGGAAAAGTCCCAACCCAAGCCGAATGTCAGGGGAGAAGACACGAAAGGGACGGGAGTGACCGTTACGGCGGCGAATGTCTCGGCCAAAGGCAAGTCGGTTGAACTGCCGGATGATGTGAGAGATTTCATCCGCCGGATCAAAAGAGACGAATCCTGGGCGGCCGAGGAATTTGCGAGAAAGTAACCGATGTCAGGCAACCAGTCCCGATACTTCAGGAACTTCAAGCGTGGGCTTAAAAGCGAACGGCGTTCGCGCCCCATGCCGGGTTCCAAGGAGGACAGCAATCGCTGGTGGAGATGTGCGAACTGCGGGTTTCCTATCGATGCCGACAGGACGGCATACAACGCATCACCCGATCCGCTGGCAGTGTCATTGACGTTCGTGATTACGGACCCGATGACCCTACCGAGCGAAGAGGCTGCTATGCGTCAAGAGATGCTGACCTTGAGCGGCAAGACGACGCTTTTGGAAAACAACGAGTTCGCGTATCTGCCGGAAAGCGCATCGGGTTGTCCGTTTTGTGGCGAATCTCGATGGAAGTGAAAACAGGCAACTTTAACAGCAAGGAGGTCCTATCATGGGGTTTGAAGTTCTGGAAGCGGGAAGTCGTCCCCTGTGGGTTCCGGTGGATTACGGAACGTCCGGGGCGACATTGTACACCGGGCAAATTGTTCGTTCGACCGGTGATGGGGTCGCGGCCCTGGGATCGGCAGCCGGGGCTTTCGACACAACCAACAAGAACGTTCCGTTCGGTGTGGTGGTCGGCACTGATAACCTGACGCCGACTTACAACACCACCTATCAGGCGGAAAGTGTCACGTCCGTCTCGACTTCAGCCGCACAGGCGGCGAGATCGATACAGGGCGCGGAAGGGATGTGGATCAAGAACGATCTGCAAGCGAAGGTGCAGGTTGTTCTGATCACTGCGCAGACGGTTTTGAAGGGAAGGATCTTCAAGACATCCTACGGCACGGCCCTTTCGACTCTGACGGTTTCCAATGCGTCTGCGGACGGCGGGTTGACCGCTCCGACGATGACGGCGGCGGATTTCACTCCCGTTGCCGATCTCACCACGTTGTATTGCCGTACTGGAGGGAATGCCGGGGCCTACCGGATTGTTACCAACACCTCAACGACACAACCGACCGTTGCGGTGGCGTTTCCGAATGCGACGATCGCGGTTGGTGATACGTTCGTGTGGGTTCCGATCCGGCCGATTGGAACGAGTTACGTCAACTTTGATTCGGCCAGCACCTTCATCAACGGGGCGGCCAGCCCGGCAACGAACTACTATGGGATCGAGGTTCTGGAACTGAACTTGTCCTTGAGTGGTCAGGAATACGTTGTGTTCCGGTTCAATTCCGTCCACTTCGATCCGGCAAGAGCGTAGGAGGTAATTAACAATGGCTAATCCTGTCACATCGTCGAGTTTGATTCGGCTTACGGACAAATGGCTCCGGGAAGTGTTTGACGGGGCCTATGCCGAGTTGCCGTCCAACAAGGAGAAACTCTTCCGCGTGATCGATTCGGATCGTGCGAAGGAGGAGTTCTGGGGCATTACCGGGTTGCCGGACTTCCAGGCGTTTTCCGGCAAGCTGGCGTATGCGCCGATCTATCCGAGTTTCTATACTCGGATTGAGCCGAAGGAGTTCGCGCTGGGCGTGACCTTCGAACGCAAGTTGCTGGACGATAAACTGTTCGATGTTCTGGAAGATGCCACGGCGGAACTGGGAGTCGCCGCGGCGCGTACCCAGAACAAGTCCGAGGTGGAACCGTTTGCCAACGGCTTTTCCTCGGCGTTCAGTTTCATGCAATCGGAAGAGGGTGTGCCGCTGTTTTCCGCGTCGCACAAGAACAAGACCGGCGCGTCGACCGCCACGGGGTTTTCCAATGTAGGAACCTCGGCGTTTTCCAAGACGGCGGTTTCCGCTGCCCGGATCGTGATGCGGCAGTTCCGTTCGGACATCGGTGAGCGGATCGATACGAATCCCGATACGCTCATTGTTCCGACCGGCGTTGCCGATACCGCATGGGAACTCGTTCATACGCCGTATGGCTATGAAACGTCTGCCCATACGGTGAGTGTGGAGGGGCATCGGGGATGGAAGGTTATCGAACTTCCCCGCCTCGATGACACCGACACGAACAACTGGTTCATGGTCGATAGCCGGCTGATGAAGAAGTTCCTCATCTGGATCGATCGGATCAAGCCGACGTTCGAGCGGACCAAGGACTTCGAAACGTTCGAACTGAAGTACGCCGGTTACATGCGGTACGCCTGGGGCTTTACGAACTGGAGATTCGGCTTCGGTTCGCAGGTCAGTTAGCAACCGGGAAAGGGGCCTGAATGGTAAGTTCAGGCCCCTTTCGGGAAACGAACGGAGGAAAACGATGAGGAAAATATTTTTTGCTCTTTTTGCTTTGATGCTGGCGTTTATAGTGCCGGACGCGCAGGCAACTACCGCTTGGTCGCCTGGCGCACAGTCGTTTATACCAAACATTGTAGACAGCGGCGGTGGATACGGCGTGGGAAGTTACGAGGGTCCCATTACGATGGTCATTTCTCCAACTGGAGAGGTGACAAACGCAGTCGCCAAGGGAGATGGTGTATCCTACGTTGGTCCGCAGTCCATGGCGGGATTCGGCTCTACATGGACACTCACGAGAGAATCCGCCGGGATTTATTCCTACGTGAGAACGGCGGACAACACCGTTGGATATCTTTTAACCGATGTTACGGGACTACTTCGTACCGCTGCCAACAAAGGGTTGAAGCTCACCTCCATTCAGTACGCCTTCGGCATCGGAGTTGCCACGCCTACAGCGCATACATTGGCGGTATACAAAGTGGCGTTTACCGATAACGCCGCCCCTACCGTTACCAATGTGTTGGCTCCAACGGCGATTTACAAGACCGCAGGAACGGTCACCAGTCCCTATATCCGAACGGCGACGATTCCCACACCGGCCTTCCTCAATCCGTTGCCAACAGCTGCGGAAAACGATAAGTGGCTTATTGAAATCAATCTCGATGCAAGCGGTACGCCTACTACCACGTATCGGTTCTACGGTTTGTGGTTGATCTTCACGCATGACATGATGTGAATAATACTTCAAGGAGGCAATATGTCGGGAGAAGCAGTTCAGAAAAGCGAGGCGATCAACACGATTTTCGGTCCTGCGGACCGGGACAGGGACGGCAATATCCTGTCGACTTACCCGGCGTTTTATACCCGGACGCAACTGGAGGACTTGCAGGAATCCGTTGCATCCAAAAGACGTGCGCTGGAAAACGACTGGGTACCGGAAGGGGCTGTTCTGTCTCACAAGGAAATGCTCCGAAAAGAGGAAGCCAAACTGGCCTCAATCGAGGGGTCAATCCCGGTTTTAAACGAATCCGACCGGGAAAGGCTCAATGCGTCTTACAAGTGGTTATCGGCACAGATCAAGCCGCTGCTCTTCAGCAGGTCGGAAATGCAGAAGTCGGATCTGGGCCATGAAGAGGCTCGTCGGATGACGACTCCGTGCATCAAAGTGGAGAACGACGAACAGGCGGCGATCCTGAAAGCTTGCGGCGTGGACCGGTTTCATGGAAACGGGTTGATCACTCGGGAGCAGGCAACTAAAGCGTGGAAGATCATCGGACGGTTGATCGATAAACCGTCGAACGTGGAGTACCTTCGAAAGGACTAAACAATGGATGGCCTGACTCTGACCCGTGCTTTGCGGGAACTATTGCAGGAACCGTCGGGCTCATCGTTTCTTGATGATCGGACCTCGTATGAGTACTTGTACAAGGCTGCGGTGGAGGTCGCGGATCGGACCCGGCTGCTGACCTCCACCTATTCCCTGACAACAACGGCCGATACGGCGGCGTATCTGCTTCCCGCCGATTTTCTCGACATCTATCCGACAGATGACTACAACCGGCCGTTCATCAAGTACGGTACGGCGGATTTTTTGTACAATCGGGATTACGCCGCAGTTCTTCTGACCAATTCCTCGTCGAGCGCCACGGTGCCGTCCACGTATTCCGTGATCGATGCGCCCGCATCGGCACGGATTACCGGTACGGCTACGGCGGCGGGAGCCCTTGCCAACGGCGAGGCGGTATTGACCGATTCGAGCGCGCCGTTTGCCGGTGTATCCGCAGGGGATACGGTGCACAACACTACGGACGGGTCCAGCGGATATGTCGTATCGGTTACGTCCAGTTCGGCTCTCGTGACCTGTCTTTTTGACGGTACGACGCAAGCCTGGGCCAGTGGGAATTCGTACATTGTCATCCAGCAGGCGCGGTATCAGATGGTGTTTGATCCGCCACCGGCAAATAGCGGTGATGTGGCGACGATCACCTACGTCCAGAAGCCGTCTCCGGTTTTCTCCCCGTACCGGTCCTATCGTTTGCCGCCGTCTCTCAAGGAAGCGGTGGTTTGCTATGCAGCATGGCTCTACAAGAACCGGGGGCAGGAACCGAATTATGCGGATTACCTTCTGCGGCAATTCGAGATGGAACTGATGCGGCAAGGAATTGCCGCAAACCGGGCGTTGCAGAAACGGCCGACGATGCGCGTGAACATGGTTAAAAGAGCGAATACCAGCGGGTCGTACAGATGGTAACGGACAAGCCACTTCGTCCTTTTGTGATTCCGCTCAATGGCCGGTGGAAGCCGGCGGTTGATCCCCTGTTGCAGCAGGGCCAAGGGGAAGAAGGGGACTTCGTTGTTCTGGAAAACATGCGGTACACGGAGAATTCCATTCAGGCCGTGACCGGGCAGACGAAGATCAATTCAACGGCCTTGTCCAACCCGAAGATCCAGAGCGGCATCCAGTTGAAACGGGATACCCCTCCGGAATCCGAGGTGATCGTGCAGGCAACGGACACGAATGGAGCCAATCCGAAGATCTATTCCAATCCAACGGCTGTTCCTTCGGCCGGCGATTTCACGGCTGCACCGATTTACACAGAGAACACGGGTGCGGGGATTATGCGGGCATCTCCCGCCCCTACGGGCGCGGTAGTGATGTGCGACGGGAAGGAAGCGCTGGTATACGGCGGGCAGGAATATCCGATTGCCAGGTATTTGGATCAGGACCCGAACGGAACGTATGATTTCGATTACACCGATGAAGTCACGAATTCCCTGACAACGGAATACGCGACGATTCATCAGGTGGTTTCCGCGATTGATTCCAATACGATGCTTTTGCTGCATTTGGACGAAGCATCAGGTGATCCAGTAGATTCGTCTCCTTCACCAAAGACAGTCACAAACTGGAATGTTACCTATACTGCGTCCAGCAAGTTTGGTCCTCATGCGGCAACATTCAACGGAACGAATGCAAAATTCACTATTCCCGACGATGCGGCTTTTGATTTTAGCGGCGGGATATTCACAATAGATGCATGGGTTAACGTCTCGTCTGGTGCGCAGAACCCAATTTGGTATCAGTCTACGGATGCCAATAATTACTTCCATTTCTATTTACAAAGAAACGCCATAGGCGGAGTAGGGTATGTATATACACCAACGGTAAGTATCTACGCGGCGTCCTCCCAAGTTGTATATATGTCAGCCACGAACTCTGGATTCACCGATGGTTCTTGGCACCACGTCGCATTAGTAGAAAACGGGGATACATGGTACTTATTCGTAGATGGAGTTCTTGGTGCTGCCACTACGAATACGAATCGTGCGGCGAATTATACTGGTTCAGTACAAATAGGCTCTAATGGTACGTTATATTATAATGGATATGTAGACGAATTAAGGATTTCCAATTCCGCCAGATGGGTTTCTTCTTTCACGCCGCCGTCTGCGGCCTACGGACCCGATAATATCACGACCGTCTATCTTGGGACTCGGCTTGCGGCAACCGGTTTCAAGTTCTATGTCAGAACGCCGAATGCCACAGGGACTCTCGATACGCCGTCTTACTGGAATGGTGGATGGGCTTCCGTAACAGGTTTGACAGACGGCACGGCATCGGCTGGGAAAACCCTTACGCAGATCGGAACGATTTCCTTTGATAGCACAACGGATGTTGTTCCGAAAAGCAAAGATGGATCTTACATCTACTGGTATAAGTTCGTCTTCAGGAACCTGGACGCGACCACAACGATTTATCAGGTAACCGAAAAAACAAACGTTCAGCCGATCAAGGATCTGTGGGACGGGATCTATCGGAATCCACTGGCCTTTTTTAAATACAACGGGACGACGTACACCGACTATACGATGAACGTCCGGGGCAGGCAGTATTACGTTTCCTCGGACTCAGGCACCTATTTTCAGGCAAGTGGATTGAGTTCCACGACAACGATTGTTGTGGGATTCGCGGAAAGAACCGCTGGCGTGTTCTTCGATCTGGATTCTCTGCATGTGAATACCACGACAGGATGCCTTTTGAGCGGGAATTACTGGAACGGAACCGCCTGGACTCCGTTATCCGGCCTTGATGATGGGACTAAAGCCGGGACATCATCGTTTGGAACGTCTGGGGTTGTGACGTGGACGCCGTTGGATTCCACTACTGATTTCCAGAAAACGATCAACAATGGAATTCCGTTGTACTATTACCAGTTTACATTTACGACATCGATTACAACCAGCGATGTGCGGCTGATCGGTATATTCGGTGTCTCTGCTCCGAAGGCCATGCGGGGATACAAATGGGGTGTCATGTGGCAGAATCGGCTGGGGTTGGGATGTGAGGCGGATAAGGCGAAAAACATGCTCAGAATATCTTCGGCCAACACGCTGAATGTGTTCAATGGCTCGGATGCGATGGATGTCGTGTTCGGAGATGATACGGAGATCACCATTGGGGGAGCGCTCTTCAACCGGTTCGGGACTGCGTTGACAGACAACCTGATTGTTTGTAAGGCTACGGAAACGTGGGTTATTGACGGCACAGGCCCGTCCAACTGGACTGTTTACCGCGTATCGAGTATCTACGGCTGCCCCGCTCCGGGGACGTTCAAGATTTGCGATGTAGGTTATGAGATCGCCCCGGGGATCAACAAACACATCGCCATCTGGTGTACCGGGAACGCCGTTGTCCTATTCGACCAGAACGCCGTTCTGCCGATTCACGACGATATTCTAAACTACTTCCAAAAATGGAGGCCGGAATACATCAACACGGCCATGCTTCCCAAGTTTTATGCCGACTATGATGTACAGAACCGGGAATACCATCTGTACATAGCGACCGGGAGCAGCACGACATTGGATACCGAACTGGTATTCGATCTGAAGCGGAAGCGCTGGTACAAGATGAACCGCGGGACGAAAGCACTTTCCGGCTCGTTCCCGGTCGCGGACACAACCGGGAACCTGTACAACTACGGGTTTGATACCAACGGATATGTCTACCGCCTTGAGAATGGAACGACATTCGACGGGAACGCCATCACGGCGCGGTTTGTTCCAAAGGATCAGGTCTTTGCCGGGCTGACCGTCCGGACACAGATTCATGATCTTCGCCTGTGGTCGAAGTCGAAGACGAATACGACGAACAAGGTCTCAGTCGCTCATTACGCCGATACGTCCAGCACGGCATCTGCGGCGTCGATCTTGCCGATTTCGCTTTCCGATACCGGACACCGGATTGCCATGAGTGACACATATCGTTCGATGGCGACGCCGGCGGCGATTGTGCATTCTCTGGATTTTTCGTTCTCCACGTCGGATGAAACCATCGGATTCGAGCCGATTGCGGTGGCGGGACATTTCAAGGCCGTAAGGGAAGATTTGGGAGGTTGATAACTATGGCTGATTACGCGATTTCGCCGGAATTCCTGAAGTCGTATCGGGACTGGCAGAACCAGAGATGGGCGACAACCGGTATTCCTCCTCGCCCGGAAGATTTTCAGGCGGTTATGGAGGCAAATCTGGCCCAGCAGGCGCAGAACCGATACAGGGATATTCAAATCCAGCAGTCTCAACAGGCGCTCGACATCCAGAAGCAATCACAACGGGATGCGGCCCGTGCGGCTACGATTAGCGGAGTTACTGGACTGGGAACGACCGCACTATTGACCTATGGCGTCGGCAAGCAACTCGGCTGGTGGGGAGCCGCGACTCCAGCGGCTGGGGCTGCACCGTCTGCGGGAATAATGACAGGAGCGGGCGTGACGGAAGGAGAAATGGTTGCGTCTACGGCGGCGGAGACGGGAGCGGGGGCGGGGGCGACTTCAGGGCTGTCTTATTTCCCCCCAGTAGCGGCAGCGGTAGCCTATACGTATGGTCCAGATATGTTGAGAAAAGCAGGCATGAATGAGTATTGGTCCAAGGGGTTGGTAAGGGGGGGGATAAGCGCCTTGGGGGCAAAGGCCGACAAGGAGTCCAAACTTTTGGGATGGGTAGTTGATCCTGTTGGACATTTAGCAGATAGCATCAGTAAAGCCACCGACACTATTATCTGCACGGAACTCAATCGGCAGGGTCTGATCACGGAACGGATGCGGCGGTACGGCATGATGTTCGGCCGTCAGGTTGGAGAGGAAGTCTATCAGGGGTATCTGATCGCCGCCACGCCGGTGGTCGAAAGGATGCGGCGATCGAGGATGTTCAGCCGATTGGTAGCGTTTTTCGCAATCCCGGCATTGAAAGAAATTGCGCATAGAATCAATCCGCGGAACAGGGGGAACCTGCTTGGCGCGGTTGTTCTGCATTTCGGAATTCCATACTGCTTGAGGATGCTTGATCGGCAGGCTGATTTATGCCGGGAGGTGGCGTAAGATGGCGAATATCTTTCAGGACATCGGCAGATCAACGGCAATCCCCGCTATCACCGAGACGCTGAACACCGCTTTGACTATGGACGAGATGAAAAGACGGCGGGCGGTTGAAGCGGAAAACCTGTCGATGGCACGGGAACGGATGGGGATGGAGAGAGAACGGCAAAGCGCCGTTCTGCCTGCGTTACAGGCGCAATCCCAATTGCAAACGGCTGTTTCACAAGATGCGCTTGAACAACACAAACAGGGAATGAAATTAATTCCTCTGAAGACTCATCCGCTCGTTGTAAACAATTTAGGTCCAGAAGGGACTGATCAGTTACTTGATATATTGAAAAAATCCGGGGCGGAAGTTACTCCGAATGGAGAAATGATGTTACGAGACATCCAGAGCAAACTTCCGGAGATCATTTCCCAACCGGAAGTTCAGGCGCTTGTAACACGCAATTGGCAGCAGAAGATTGATATAGCGCAGAAGAAAGTTGATGAGTTACAAAAAAAGATGGAGAAGAACCCTCAGGATGTCCAAACGTATACGGAATTGAAAAGGGCAAAGGAAGAAGCGGCCGCAGTACAGCAGATTGCTTCCAAGCGAAGTGAACAGTTGAGAACTTCTGTGGGGCAAATACAGATCAGCAAGGCATTAGAGAATTTGAGCAAAGCAGATCCTGCGCGGTTTGCCAAATTCGCCGCAGACCCCACGGTATCTATCGCCTATCAAACCGGGGATGTTGCAACGTTCGACAAGGCATGGCAGGCATTCCAGACGGCGGAAACAAGACGTAAGATCGACCCGGCAACGGTCCAATTCGAGCGAGAGCATCCTAATTTGGAACCCGGTACTCCAGAATATACGGAGAAATACAACGAATGGCTTTCCAGCCGCTCGGTTGCCAAAGATGCTGGCAAAGCAAAGCTGGAAGAGCAGAAACAAAAACACAGAAAAGAAATTATCGGTATCCGGGAACGGTCGATTGCCAACCGGCAGAAATCTCAATCCATGACGCCAGAGGCAATTCGGAAGAGACTTTCCCAGATTAACGTACAGAAAGCAAACCTTCGCAAATCGGCGGGCGATCCGGACCTGAATCCGGATGTGCAGAGTGCTCTGGAGGCGCTCAATGAGGAAGAAAGTGGTTTGCGAGAAAAACTCGGGAAACCTCAAAAAGAGACGTCCAGAATTGCCCAGGCAGTGACTTATTTAAAAAGATCGAAGAATCGTGAAGAGGCGATACAAAACATACGGGCTCTTTCGGCCAAGGGATGGAGCCGAGAGGATCTTGCAGCCGCAGCCAAGGAAGCGGGATGGGAATAGTAGACGAGGCTCTGGATAAGAAAAGTAACATCATTGATGAAGCTCTTTCTGCTACTTCTCCCAAGGGAAGCATTGTGGATGAAGCATTATCGTATGGGAAGAGCATCTACCAATCGGTTGCAGAGCGTTATGAGAAGCTTCATCAACCGACAGAGAAACCGGCCAGTTTCGGAGAATTCGTAACACGTGTTATCCCGGAGAGTGCTGCGAAAACGGCAGTTGGGATTGCAGAATTCCCGTTCCGGTTCGGATACGGGATCGGGGAACAGATTCAAAAGAAAGGAATCGAACAAGGCAGCCCGCTTCTTGCAATAGCCGGTGTGGGCGAAGAGATTAGCAAGAACATTCTTGGCGCAGCGGAATTTATTGGTGAGCCGCTTGGGTTATATGGATTGGAAGCGTTCAAAAGAAAGTGGTCTACCGATCCGGTTGGGGCACTTGTCGCAGTAGCGCCGCTTGTCAAAGCCGGGACGGTTTCTGCGAAAGCCATCCGGGAACATGTTGTCAAGAACCAGACAACGAAAATTCATCAAGACATAGCCAAGGAAGTTGCTCCAGAACCAGTTGCTGATGTTGAAAAGCAGGTTCTTCCAGCGGAGAAGGAAATAAGCCCGGTTGCCGAATCTGTTAAGCCCGTTGCAGCGGTACCCAGTATTGTTGATGAGGCTCTTGGCGCTCCTACTCCCGAGAAGGGTTTATTCCCTGGTCAAGATAAATTCGCGCTTATTTCACCTGAGACAGAAGCTCCTTTTGAAGAGTTCACCCCCATTCCTGCGGAACAGCCATTACTTTACGGTACGGAGAAGGCGTACAGAGATGTCGGGATGGTGGAGAAGCCATCTGTTCCTGAGTCTTCTATTTCGGAACAGATTGATTCCCTTCGTTCCATCCTTCCAGACTTTGAGTTAGGAAAGCGGTTGTGGAATCCAGATGGGTTAGAAGTCATTGGAAGTACACCGAATATGTATCCGCCGTGGTTTAAGGCAGTATTTCCGAATGATACTGCCAAACAGGTTATGGCGGCTATCGACAAGTGGAAAAAGGGTGGGGACGAGGTATTAGGAAAAAAAGAAGCCCGAATTATGGCGTCTGTAAAGGATTTGGCCAAGGATGCTATATCCCGCAGTGAGGATATTGGAGAGTCATATTGGAGGGAAATGTTCAGTACCGGGCCGGGATCATATTGGGGAGAAGGGCTTAGGGGCGGACCGGGGGCAAAGACTCTTGGAACAGCGAAAGAAACCCCTCCAGATATTGTTCAGTTGACCCAGACAATTTCTTCCGTTACAACTCCGGCACAGTCCTTGTCGGACCGTTTGGGAATTGCCCAGTCGATAAGCACATCCTTGGGCAAGTCCAGAGACGCGGTATCACGTCAACTGGACCGGATGAAAGGGATCTCTGCCGCCCTTTTGGATGCCATTAGAAAACCATCGGAATTCAAGAAAACCATTGAGGAACGGTTTGCTCCGAAAATAGAGGATTACAAGGATCTTCTGGGAGATTACCTGCTTTCACGAACCAAGACAGGAATCGAAGCGACACGGTTTGCCAAGGAAATCAATCGCATTTTCCCGAAAGATCGTCAGGAGGCGATGCGGAAATGGTACTTGGCAGATGGAAATCCGGAATCATTGAAAACATGGGCCGACGGGATTGACGATCCAGCCCTGAAGAAAATGTATCAAGACGCATTGACCCTCACACCGGAAGAGCAGCGGATTGCGCGGAATATCAGGCAATACCATGATGCCAAGTTGCAGGAAGCCATCGATGCCGGGATTCTGTCGCAGGGTGTTGACAATTATATCCGAAGGACCTGGAAGAAAGAGAATTCGATCACAAAGGGATTCCGATCGGAAGTCAATGCAGGAGTCTTCCGCAAGAACCCGTCTCTTCTGAAAAAACGGTTCTATGAGACCGAATTTGAGGCGGAAAAGGCGGGATTGCGGCAGAAGGATTATCGGATCGGATTCAGCGTGACATCCTACGATATTGATTTCAATGAAGCCCTTGCGACCCGTGCGGCCATCGCAAAAGGATTTAATGGGAAGGCATCTGATGGACGACCGCTATTTGCCGTTTCCGGTGTGGGGAAACAAATTATCGATCCAGAAGCGATGAAATCAAAGTACGTAATTCGGCCGCAGATCCGGCCGGAAGAGGCACACGATTATCGGATGATTGATCATCCTGCCATGCGGGAATGGAAATGGGTTGAAAACGACGAGGCGGGAAATCCGATTTTGATCCATGGCCACATTCTTGTTCATCCGGAGATTTACAGACGCTTCAGGGCCGTGTTGGAAAGATCAAAGATCCGAGAGATACCCGTTATCAGGAATATCTTTGCCGCATCCAGAGAGTTTAAAAATACGCTTCTCTCCCTTTCCGGGTTTCACCAGGTTCAGATTGGAACCCATGCATTGTTCCACAAAGTGAATCCGTTCAAGGCACCGGAGATCGATTTGGATAACCCCGTGCAGGCCAATCTTGTCAGGAATGGGTTGCAAATATATAGCCATAGCGCATTGGCGGAATTCGGGGAAGGGCTCTATTCCAGCGGGCTGATCAATCGGTTGCCGGGGATAGGAACTATCTCGCAAAAATACGGCAGTTACTTATTCGAAAACTATATTCCACGGCAGAAGATGCAGATGGCATTGGCCGCCCTTGAGAGGAATTTTGAACGGTACCGGGGGAAACTGACTGACAGGCAGATTTACGAGAAAACAGCGGATCAGGCAAATGCTGCCTTCGCAGAGCAGAACTACCAATGGATTGGCAGGCACCCGACAGTGCAAGACATGTTGCGGATCGTCCTGTTGGCGCCTGATTTTCTTGAAGCCCGTATTCGCTTTGTCGGTCAAGCCATTTCTCCTTACGGAATAGAACAGGCAGCGGCTCTGATTCGTGGCGCAGCTGGGATGTATCTTGCGTCCCGCGTTTTCAATCAGGTTCTTGATAACGATCCACATTGGGACAAACCGTTTGAAGTTGTAGTTAATGGGAAAGCCTATTCCCTTCGTTCCATACCGGGGGATTTGCAGCATTTGTTTTCCGATCCCAGAAGCTTTGTCTACTGGCGTTTGAACCCCACGGTTGCGAAACCCGTCGTGGAACTTCTCTCCAAGCGAGATGTTTACGGTAGGGAGCGAACGTTCTTCCAGCAGGTTGAGGACTTTTTTACACAGCAGGCACCGATTCCATTACAGGGACTGTTCTCGGGCAAGGAACGGACTTTGTGGCAATCCTTGCTGCAATCCATTGGTATCAGTTCGTGGACCCCGCGCACTCCGGCGGAAAGAGAAGCCCTTGAATTGTCATCGCAGAATCTTCCAAAAGGACCGATCACTTCCGGAGAAAAACAACGGATCAAGGCGAAATCACAGATCCGAGAGATGCTTCGCAAAGGGGAAATCGCCGAAGCGAAGAAACTTGCGCAAAAGCATGACATCGATCTTGGCACTCTCATTCGCCTGGAATACTCAGCGAAACATCCGCTTCTTTCGTCCTTCAAAAATCTGACGGCATCACAGGCCGCGAGGGTCTGGGAGAAAGCGAATGCAGAGGAGCGGAAAGAAATCCGCAATTCGTTTTACACGAAGATTCTTTCTGACAAAAAGATGAGCAAGGAAGAGAAATTAAAATACATCCGATTGATCAAAAAATACCAATGAATCTAAAAGACAAAAAGATCCTGATCTACGATAGGGGCTTGTACACGTTCTTGGCCGAGAAACTGGCAGAGTCGTTCGGGAAGGTGTATTACCATGTTCCCGAGTCGGAACCGTTTCCTACGTCAATTAGGGAGCATGTCGGCGAAGGGCTGGATGGAGTCGAATGTGTTGATTCCTTCTGGCGATATGTCAATCAGGCGGACCTGATATTCTTCCCAGACTGCTACGATGGGGATTTGCAGGATTGGTTGCGGCGGAAAGGGTACAAAGTATTCGGGTCTGGACAATCGGAAATCATCGAACTGGACAAGTGGAGGTTTATCAATGTCCTGAAGGCCGTTGGCCTCCCTTGCCCCGAGACGGTTCTTGTAACCGGTCTGGATGCGCTTGAGAAGCATCTGTCGGGGGCCAAGGAAGAGAAGTGGCTGAAGGCCAGATATTGCCGGGGGGACTTTGACAGCAAACGGTATCACGGAATGGATCATTTGTATTCATGGATCAATCATCTTCGGTCCCGGCTGGGAGCGTCTACAGGGTCCATTGAAGTTCTGGTCCAAGACGTTGTGGATGCATCCTGTGAGCCGGGATACGACGGGTTCTGCGTGGATGGGGAATACCTTGAAAACACGTTATGCGGCTACGAGATCAAGGATACCGCATACTTGGGAAAGGTGTTTGAAGAAACTCCTCGGAAACTGAAAGCCGTCAACTATAAGATGTCCCCTGTTTTCAGGAAACTTGGCGGCTATCGAGGGCACTATTCCACAGAAATACGGATCGACAGGCGGGGAGTCCCATTCTTCATCGATCCCACGTGCCGGGCGGCATCGCCTCCGACGGAACTGTTGTGCGAGATGCTTGCGAACTACGGCGAAGTCGTCTGGGACGTTGCCTTCGGCAAGATTCCGAGACCGAGGTGGAAGGCAAAATATGGCGCTCAGATGATCCTTCATTCGTCATGGCATGAGGATCATGAACTGCACGTGGAATTCCCGGATGAGATCCGGCCGTTTGTAAAGTTGAAGAATGCGATGAAGCGGGATGGGAAGTATTACTGCATCCCGAACCAGACGGAAGGATACTTCGGCGGCGTGATTGCTTTCGCGGATACGAGCGATGAAGCGGCTCGCCTGTGTCTGGACCGGCTTAAGGCCATTGATTGTGACGGCCTTGATAAAGATATGAGGGCATTCGAGGAAGCGAAGGAGCAGATAAAAGGCGGCGAAAAGTGGGGAATCTCTTGGGAATGAAAATCATCATCGGAACTGTTCCTCATAAAAATCAACGATACGAAACATGCGGGGATTGGTACACGGAAACCGATGGGGCGATTCATATCAAAGTATCCGATATGGGGAACGATGATTACGAATTCCTCGTTGCCCTGCATGAACTCTGCGAATACTGGCTTTGTAACAAGCGGGGAATCCCCGAGGAGAAGATCACGGCGTTCGACGTACAGTTCGAGCGAGATCGGGACAAGGGGCTTCACGGGGAGGACGAAGAGCCGGGAGACGATCCGAATGCCCCATATCGCCGTGAGCACTTCTTTGCGACAAACATCGAACGAATGATGGCTCACGAACTGGGCGTAGACTGGGCTGAATATAACAGGACGATAATGAGCCTTTAAGGAGGCTTTTTTATGGCGCGTTTCCCTTTGTACGATGTCGTCCGTGACGGGACCGGGAAGGTGGTTTCCGGCGCGACGGTGGCATTCAAGGTTCATTCGACAGGCGCCACTGCGACCGTATACGCATCGGAGACCGGCGGAACGCCGTTGTCTGGCGGGCAAACGACAACGGGGGATGACGGACTGTTCATTGTCTGGGCAGATTCGGCGGACTACGCTGTAGATGATCTGTTCGAAGTTTCCATCTCTAAGATTGGCTACACTACAACGACTAAGGTGGTGAAGTCATGAGGAGCATGAGGAAGAAGTATCTCTGTGTGTCGCTGGCCTTATTGTTCTATGCTTCCTTGTTGCCGTGGTTTTTCCGGCCCTCTGCGGGGGCTGAAGAATACTACAATTACAGGGCTCACAACATCACCGGCGACAACACGGGTCGCGTACAAGGTTTCTCTTTGGGTTCTGCGTCCTACACGGATAATGGGTACTTTGGCGACATTGTCGTGAAGGGTCCGTGGGTGGACGTAAGGGCGTTTGGGGCGGTTACCGCGACGAATGTGCAAACCGTCGTGGATTGCACCGCTATTGCAGGGAAGTCCATCCTCATCCCCCCCGGAAATTATACGTTCTCTGGAACCGTTACCCTTCCGAATCGCGCCATTCGGATCATCGGCGACAATGCGGTTATCAACCAAACTGGCGGCGTTCCGACGTTTCTGCAAACGAATCACGTCTACACAGAAATATCGGGCATCCGATTTACCGGAAACGGGAATGGAATCAAGTTCAACACATCTTTGACCTCGGAGATGTACCGTGACTTCCTGATCGACCGCTGCGAGTTTGCACCGGATGCTGGCGTGTACGGGGTATATGTCTATGGGGCGAGGACGGGGTACATCACGAATTGCCTGTTCGAAGGGGGCTCCGGGATTTACCTGCAAAGCGCGTGTCTGCCGTTCGTCATAAATTCGACCTTCAAGGGAACATCCGTTGGCGGTGTTGGTTCCGGGAACGGGATCATGTACGACGGAGACGGCCTCGGGACATCGTGCGGCATCGGAATCCGGGATTCGGAAATCCTTGGGTACGACAACGGGCTGGTGATTCGGTACTCCGATTGGGGCAACATCTCGGGGTCCACCATCGACTACAACAACAATTCCATTAGGCTGGAATCAACGGAGAATGTCACGATCTCCGGCGGGAATTACATCGGTGGGTCGCAGATATACGACAACGCCGCGATATGGATCGGGCAGGGTGTCGGCGCGGTAGGGACGCCGGACTATTCAGACCACATACTCATCGAGGGTAATATCATCACCGGCCATCGGGAAAGCGGAACCGCATACGACGCCATCCGAGTGACCGGCGGGGCGATAGATGTACAGATTATCGGGAATGGCATCCATTTCTGGAACCGATACGGGATCAATTTCGACAACACTACGTACCTGAAGATCATGGGGAACAACATCAATCCACGAGGGGGGTTCGGCACCTATTCCATCTATAACAGCGGGGCCGGTGGGGATTCCACCGTGTACATAGGCCAGAACAATATCTTGGCCGGTAAGCCGATCGCTGGTATTTCTTTCGCGCACCTTCGGGACAACATCGGTCACCTATCTCGAATGTGTGGAACTCAGGCATTCGACAACGTGACGAGCGCAGTCGTATCTCACGGGCTGGCGTTGACCCCTAACGCGATCCAACTCACGGGGTCGTCAACCTCCCTCGGGAATCTGTGGGTAACCAATGTCACCTCGACGCAATTCACAATCCACAGCGACAACAATGTGTCGGGCCAGATCGTCTATTGGTGCGCAGAGAAGGCGCAAGGGAATTAACATGCGCGATTCCTTTCCCGCCGCCGTCGCGTTCGTGCTCTCGCACGAGGGCGGATACTCGTATGATCCGCAGGACCCCGGCGGGGAGACGAAGTTCGGGATCAGCCGCCGGGCTTATCCCAACATCGACATCGCCGCGCTCACGGAGGAGGGGGCGAAGGAGATCTACCTGCGCGATTACTGGATGCCGGTGGCCGATGCCCTGCCTACCCCGGCGGACATCGTGGCCTTCGATGCGGCAGTCAACCAAGGGCAGACGTTCGCCCGGGCGATGATCCACGAGTGCGAAGATGACTGGATCGAGATGCTCTTCTACCGGATGAAAAAATACTCTGCTATCGTCGCGGGACATCCAGCGTCACAGAAATTTTTAAGGGGCTGGATCAACCGGGTAATCGACCTGTACGACTACATCAAGGGGGTATGACATGGGAGCGCGCATTCTGGATTGGTTGGCCGTGCACAAGGCCAACGTCGTGAGTTTCGTGATCGGCCTCATCGTCGGCGCGGTACTGGCGAATCTCGACCGGATGGTGGGGTGATGGCCTCCGAGTGGGGTATCGCGGCGGACATCCGGGCCATCCTGTCGGACGACGCTGGCCACCTATCGAGCAAGCGAGTCCTCGCTGTGACATGGGGGCTCGGCGTGTTCGCCGTGTGGGCCGCGGTGAGCATCCGCAAGGGAGAGATGGCCCCTCTGGCGTGGGAGCACGTCGGCATCGTACTGTCGCTCGCTGGTGTGGTGGCGGCCGGGAAATGGGGAGAGAAGCCCCCGGCGGGGTAGGAGGGAGGCGGTATGTCGTGGACATCAAGGATCCCTGTACGGGCTGCGAGGTGGGGCCTGATTGCCCTACTCGTCGTGTGTGTGCTTGCCTACTTGCGTTTCGCCCCGGATTCGCTCAAACCTTGGACGAACGCACCGCAACCGGCGGTGCAACCGTCCGAGCCGAAGGTGGTGACGAAGATCGAGCGGGTAGTCGTCCCCGGCCCCACAAAGGTAGTCACCATCGAAAAGATAAAGTACGTCGATAAAGTCCCCGGAGCACTCACCCCGTCCACGGTGCAGGACAACGCCGCGCATGTCATCGCGTCGGCCACCATCCCCCCCTCCTCGGCCGGTGGCACCGCATCGGCCATCCTGCAATACGGGCAGGACAACGTGGCGACCGGCCGGATCGAGTACAAGCCGGCGTCGCCGCCGTTCTTCGCCGTGCAGAAGGAATTCGGCGTCCGGGCGGGCATGGGAACGGGCGGGCTCGTGCTCGGCGAGGTCTACGCCCGTCCGTTGAGGATAGGGCCTGTGACTATCGAGGTTCGGGGATACGGCAGGCGAGATGATCGGAGCGGGGCCGATTTTGGGGCGGCAGTCCTCGCAGATTGGCGATTTTAAGCGGGACCATCAAAATAACCGAAGGACGGGAAACTCATGGCGAATCCCAGCAACCTCCCTGACGACTTTTGGCAGAAACTTGACGAGCGCCTTGAAAAGTTGTCCGCCAAAATCGAGGACTGCAACCGTTCGATTGCTTCACTCACGGCCTACGGTTGCGCACAACGGCCTAACGACATCAGACGCATCGAGGAACTGGAGGGATGGCGAACGAAGGGGATCATAGGCGTCATATCCACGTTCGTTCTGTCCATCGGCGCCTTGATCGGGATGCTGTTGTCGGGGCAGCATAAATGACTTCCCCTTGGTCGATCACGATCACGCCTGTCCCCGGATCGGAAGAGTGTCACATTAAGACATCCGATGGGCAGGAGTTCACCGTGCGCGGCCTCGCCTTATTCGCCGATGGGGGTGAAGGACACCTGTTTTCGTTTTGGTGGAACTCCCCGGCGATGGCCGCTTGCGGATGCGTCCGGGCGTTTTCCGAAGCCCTTCGGCGGGGCGATCCGTTCGCTATCGCATTCTACAAAAAGATGCTGCAAGGCATGGTGTCAATCACGGGATGCAAGGACCGGCAGACAATATCCGCTGAAGACCTCCTGCGGCGTTGGGACGCCGAGGATTTATTCAGGGCGGTACAGGAAACGAAGAAAAAACCTAACTAACCGGGGTGAAATTCACTCTTTCCGCCTTCGGATTGCTTTGGCGGCCCTGACCTTGCCCTTCCAGACATGCACCCGGTCCTGCAACGCTCCGACCAGTTCCTCTGGCGGTGGTGGCTTCCGGGCCGCCTGCTCCTCGGGAGACAGCGGAGCGAGGTTCAGCTCACGGCGGCCAGGTCCGGTGCCCACCAACTCGATGAACGTCTCATACTCGCCGCGCGCAAGGAGATCGAACGGCACGACGCCGTCGCGGTCCTCGAGCAGCATGGTGCGGTTCTTCGCCGCGCAGCCGCGGTCCGCCTTGCGGACGACTGCGAGCACGCGACACAGATGCTCCTCGTTCGGAGCGTTCACCGGCTTGCCGCTCGCCCAGAAGTGCAGGCTGCGCCGGGCGACGTTGAACAGCGTGGCGAGCTGCTCCCAGGTGAGCCCGCTCAGTCGGCGCAGCTCCATGATGGCTGAGCTCGTGCTCTGCACTTCTGTATCCTCTTCGGGCTGCATCCTGCCCGCGCTCGTCATTTCTTCCTCCTTTTGAGCCGTTCTGGCACGATGTGGTATTCGTGGCCCTCCCCGCAATCGCAGGGGACCTTGTAGCCTGCACGGCAGTCCTCTGTCATGCAGGTATCAGGGGATAGGTCGCTTATCAGGCAGGCACAGTCCCCCTGTTCATTGTAGAGGCCATCCCATTCGCCAAACTGGAGTTCCACATTAACCAATGTTTTCACGGTGACCGGCTTCCTTTTCATCTTGGCACCTACTCTGACTTCTCATAGGTCTTCTCGAAGATGTCCGGCTTGCAGGGATACAATTCCCCCTTCACTCCTCGGATGATCCAATCTCCAAGGTTCGCAGTCATCCTGCCTTCCAACGTGTCGATGTAGGCGCAACGATTCAACGGGTCGTAAACGACTCCGGCGATATGCTCGGGGTTCGGATGTGCGGAATCGAAAGCCGAATCTGTCAACTGCACGGCGTCAATCACAACCGGCTTCTTCCGGAATTTCATTTCCCCCTCCTCTTTTTGGTGAGTACCTTATGTACCTCCACCATCATGGCATTGTGTGCGGTTGCGCAGATTGAGTAGAGAGCGGCGATAGTTGGGCTGTGCATGTGTTCTGGCATACACTCAGTACGCAACTTCCCGTCTGCCCCTTCGATAACTACAACAATAGAATTATTCAGATATGCCGGGAACGCCGTGACAATAGATTCCCCTTCTCTGATTTTCATAATTGTCTGCTCCTACTTGATGTATTTCCTTGCGATATTGCAAAGGGCGAGGAATATCTCGTCTTTCTCCCTCTCCAACATTGGCAACTTCTCGTATTCCACCATATCGGGATGAGTCTTCCTCTCGGGATCATACTCCTCCCCGTACTTCCATCCGAGCTGAATGTATTCATTCCACCATGCGTTATGTGCCTCTTTTGGGGATTTGAGCCGACTTGGGCCAAATTGCCTGACCACGGCTCTGACAAACTGCTCCTTGAATGCTTCGCTGCGCTGATTAAATGGCGGCGGTACCACAGGAGCATTTGCCGCCATCGCTGCCAAGCGGCATGCGTCGTAAACGAACCAAACCCTTCGAACATTCCGATCTTCTTCTTCTACGTTCATTTCTCTCTCCCCAACCCCGCCCTCGCTCGAATGATCCCCTGCGGGCACACTGAGCAGTCAGCGTAATACCGGCCGCGGATCTCCCTGCAGTTCTCGTTGGTACACTTGAGCGCGGTCCGTAGGCGAGAATTCTCCTCCTGCAAGTGTGCTACAGTGGCGGCGATATCGGCAGGGACGCTGGTTGTCTGTTGGGCCGAGACAGGCCCCGCCTCCCTCATGACGGCGTTGACGAGTTCGGTTATAAGTTGATCCACTTTTTTCTTGATAGGAGCCCAAAATGGATCGTGAGCCCATATCTCTTTTTGGAGGTACCTTCGCAATTTTCTCTCTTCTTTAATCATTCTTTCCTCCTTTGAATCGCCTCTAACCAGGCGATAGCAACTGCTGCTACGTGGACCAATTCCCTCTCAAGGTCGGTGGTGTCTTTCTTCTGGATAATTGAGTGAATGATGTCTTCTTCTCCAGAACCGCCGTATGGCGGGCCAGTGTGAACTGTTGCCCCCTGGATCAGGGCAGTTGCGACCTCACCGTACTCCTCGCCAAGGATTCCCAACCAATAATAATCGTTGTGATTTTGTTCTCCCCACTTTAAATCTTGTGCGGCGCGTTCCTTTGCTACCCTGAGCATGATCTCATCCGCGATCATCCCTTGCCTCCTTTCGCCTCGTTCTCATCGCGGGCGATGGCAGCGTCTCGCGCTGCACGGAGGCGGGCGATGTCGGCGTCCCGCTCGGCGCGGAGGCGTTCGTTCTCCTCATTGATTCTTTCATACAGATCCATCGATGCTTCAGGAACACCGCATCGATGGAGCCGGCAGTAATCGTAGAGCATTCTGAAGGCCGTTATTTTCCCATAATGCTCCACCAATAGATCGAAAGCCGCCTTGCTTTCCGGGGTAAACTCAAATTCTTTCATGCGTTCTTCTCCTCCACAGGCTCGTAGTTCTTAGAGAATATGTCCTCCTCGCGGGTATATAACTCTTTACTACCTTTGATGATCCAATCGCCGGGCTTTATGTATAGCGTTCCGTTCCGTTGCCGAATCTTGATATCGGTTTCACCGGCCTCGAGCTGTATCGTTTCGCCTGCCTTAATATTTAGCGCGTCGAAACGTAGAATCCACCGTAAAACCTCGGCCCAATTTTCCCCTGTGAACTGGATCGCTGATACCACAACCGGCTTCTTCCGGAATTTCATTTCCCCCTCCTACCCGGCGAGATATTTGATGTAACGGTCTGCCAAGTCGCGATAGTTGTACAGTAAGTATTCGTCGGTCTCATGTTCCCATCCATCCCGGTCCGGAAACATGTGCTCGTAGGCGATCTTCGCCAGCGCCTCCCGGTCCAACTTCGCCCGGAAGCGGTCGAGTTGCTTCCTCAGGCCGTCCCGCTCGTAGCAAAGGTGCTCTTTTTCTGCCCCCAAGGCGCTCACTTCTGCCAGTAACGATTCCACTTGTTCAATCGCAAGCCCCAACCGCTGCTCATACTGATCCAATGTTGGACGATGGACCATCCCTTTCCTCCTTTCGCTTCGCCCTCATCGGCGGCCTGCAAACAGCAGTCTGCTGTGATATTCTTCCGCGTCCATGTCCTTCAAAAGTTTCCGAAGGTACTGCACTTCAATTATGGACTCGGCATCGCTATTCGTCTTTCGGAGCAGTTGCTCCACGTGATGCGCAAGTTTTTGAATAATGTCCCGCTCTTCGTAGGTCATCCCTTGCCTCCTTTCGCGGCGTCCGCACGGCGTCGGAGTTCTACGCAGTCCGCCCATTTCTCGTGAAATTCGCAGTATCCAGTTTCGGGGCTATTCCTATACCCGCAATCGTGGTGCGGAATGCCGGCAGCATCTAACTGGAGTTCAATTTCCACTGTGCCCACAAGCCATTTCAACGCATCTCTTAGCATGTCTCGCTCGGCAACAACATCATCCAAATCCTCCGACACCCACCCAGCGTGGATACCGGCGCTCTCGTCCCCGTTGTCCCATCTGATGATGTACTCCCTCCCCGATTCGTCGAAGACCGAAATGTCGCGCGGCTTCTCATTGGCAAGGTCCATGAGCTCCTTTTCGGCGGATCGAAGGTTGTCCTGAGACTCGCCCAACTCCTCGCTCAGACGGGCGTTCTCTGCCTTCAGCGCGTCCCGCTCGGCCTTGAGCGCACGAATCGCCGGAAGCACGTCGGGGCAATCATCCGGCAATCCCAGTTCGGATCTCAGGATTCTCCCCACCGCCTCATACGCCTGACGGTAATCCGGTGACATCATTGGTCCCTCCTACCCGGCGAGATATTTGATGTACCTGTCTGCCAAATCTCGATAGTTTGAAAGTAAGTGCTCGTCGGTCTCATGTTCCCATCCATCCCGGTCCGGGAACATGTGCTCATAGGCGATCTTCGCTATCGCCTCCCGGTCTAATTTGGCCTTCTGGCGCGCGATCCAGAGCAGTGATGCTGCCTTATATCCGTCACGTTCCGCTTCAACGGTACCCCTTCCCCCACAAATACAGGATGCAATGCCTGTACCATTACATCCGGAACATTTTGACGGATCAAGGCGAGGGCCACACGCCGCTTTCTCTAATGACTCCTTCAGCGCGTCCCGCTCTGCGCGCAGGCGCTCGTTTTCCTCAATGGCTTTGTTGTATGATTCGCGCACAACGTCAGCATCCTTATCGTGCGACTTCCAGAAATCAAGATTGGCAATGGCGGCGTCCCGCTCGGCGCGCAGACGCTCGTTCTCTGCCTTCAGCGCGTCCCGCTCGGCGCGCAGGCGCGCGTTCTCCCTCTCCATAACGTCCATCGACACGACGGGGACATATTGCTCATCCCCGTCGGGGTTAACCGCAAGAAAGCACCTTGTCCCACACGTCGGGCAGTCAAAGTCAAATCGTTCCATTTTATCTCCCCAAATACCTTCGGATTATTTCCGCTTGTGAGCACAGTGCCGCGTCCCGTGCGGCATCCCCTGCGGCGGCCCACGCGGCATCCCCTGCGGCGGCCCACGCGGCGGCCCGTGCAGCGGCCCATGCGGCCACCGCTGCGTCCCGTGCGGCATCCCCTGCGGCCACCGCCGCGTCCCGTGCGGCATCCCCTGCGGCGGCCCACGCGGCATCCCCTGCGGCGGCCCGTGCGGCGGCCCATGCTGCGTCCCGTGCGGCATCCCCTGCGGCGGCCCGTGCTGCGTCCAGTGCGGCATCCCCTGCGGCGGCCCATGCGGCGGCACATGCTGCGTCCAGTGCGGCATCCCATGCGGCGGCACATTCTTGTTCTGTTATCATTCCGTTTGCATAGTCTCTCGCCGCCCTGATCGCCTTCCGGGGCCGGTCGTCTTTTGGATAGATTTTTTCGAAAATCGGCAGCACGGCCTCCGCGAAGTCTGCCGCCATGAGGCGCATTACCCTGTCGCCGTCAGGATGTTTTTCTGTAGCACGAAGTGCCCACAGGCAATCATCCACACCGTTGCAATCCAGGATGTCGAGCAGGTTGATCTTGTCATCATCCCCCCATTTGGGTCCAAGTCTCTCCACGAGGTGCTCATAGCGATCCTTACACGCTCTGAACTTCCGCAGCCTGTACAACGAAGTGACAAGAACGATCTTCTCCACGGATCTCCCCCTCTCTTAGGTGATTACCTGGTGAGATGCCTTCGGATTATTTTCGCCTGTGTGCATAGCGCCGCGTTGTGCGAGGCGGACCATGAAGTGTACGTAACGGCGTCCTTTATGCCTATATCCTCCGTGGTGGCAGTATCTGAGGCGACCATTGCGTTCTCCACGAAAGCATCTACGCTCCAATATGCAGATTCCAGTGCGGCAATCCATGCGGCTTTCCCTACGGAAGCCCAAGCGGCGGCCTTCGCAGCGGAGTATGCGGCCCAACTGACGGGCCGTAGCCGTACTGCGCCGTTGGCCGCGTCCGATGCAGAATAAAACTCCCCAACGGATATCTTCCCCGCCACGTAGTCCCTGACCGCCTTGATCGCGAGTCGCGGCCGCATGTCGTCGGGGTAGGCCCTTTCAAAAAATGGCAATACCCCCTCCGCGAAGTCCGCGGCCATCAGGCGCATTACACTGTCGCCATCGGGATGCCTCACCGTGGCGCGAAGCGCCCACAGGCAGTCGCTTACCCCGTTGTGCTCAAGAATGTCGAGCAGGTTGATCTTGTCCTCGTCTCCCCATCCCGGGCCAAGTTTCAACACCAAGTAGTCGTAACGCTCCCGGCACGCACGGAACTTCCGCAGTCTGTGCAACGAAGTGACGAGCACGATCTTCTCCACGGACCTTCCCCTCCTTTTGTGTGGGGGGGCAGTAGTTCCATGCCCCCCCGCGGGCTTGCCTTGCCTTGCCACACCGAACCCAGCCCGGCCCCGCCGCGCCATGCCCGGCCCCGCCTTGCCGCGCGCCGCCAAGCCAATCCAGGCCTAACCATGCCCAGCCACGCCGAGCCCAGCCCCACCGTGCCCCGCCATGACTTCTAATCCCAAGCCTCGACCATGAACTTGCCGAACACCCCGCGGAAGGTTCCCAACCCCAAAGCACGGCCACCTTCCTCGAACAGATTTTGAACCTCGACTTCCTTGATCTCCTTGTTCGGATACAATGTGAGCGCGAATTCCACGGCCCACGGCAACGGAACCACGGGCCGCTCCTTGGGGTTGGGAATCCCCTTGTCGAGACGCGCCACGGCATGATGGACGTACACCCCGCTCTTGGGGTCCACGTTGTCAACCATCTTGCCGAACACGATCGGTTCGTTCCCCCGCAGCAAGGGGATGAACACAGGCGCGATGGACACGAACGAGAGACATGCGTTAGCGATGTCCTTGTACTGCCGCTTATCACGCAACCTTTTCGGAGCGGAATTTGTGTTGTGGGCCGTAAGAAACGACATAATGTTGAGTGCCGGAATCCCAATAACCCTCGAATCGCCCTTTTCGAAGTACAGTTTTTGCCACGGTTCCAGTTTTGTCTTGTTGTCTCCGGCGTACCTGTCGAACATGATTTCCGTCACTCCGCAAAGCCGTACCCTCCTTGTGATGATGTCCGTGGGCTTGCTGACCTTCACGCTCATTTCTCGTCCCTCCTTTTAGTTGGCCTTGCCATGCCTTGCCTTGCCTTGCCCCGCCATGCCCCGCCCGGCCCGGCCTTGCCCTGCCCCGCCCAGCCCAGCCACGCCAGGCCACGCGACACATAAGCCCCCGCCGGTGTGGTTGTCACGCCGACAGATATGGGAGAAGAACCTCCTCTTTTTATTCCGGCGGGGGCAGGCATCAAAACGGTATATCGCTGTCCGTCGGCAGGTCTCCCTTCGGCGCCTCCTTCGTCTTGCCGAATGACACCTGCGACGCGATGACCTTGGTGCGGGAATACTTCTTCCCGTCCTTCTCCCACCGGGACTGGTTCAGCCGGCCGCAGACCACCACATTCGTCCCCTTCGTCAGGTGATCCGCTATCGCCTCGGCCTGCTTCCCAAAGCAGACCACATCGAAGAACGACACCTCTTCCTTCTCCTTCACCTTCGTGTTATGCGCGATGGTGAAATTCAGAACCGCCGTGCCGGACGATCCGAAATTCACCTCGGCATCCTTCACCAGCCGCCCATCCACCGCCACGAAATTCACGAAACTCATCTTCCCACCTCCTGTGATGTGATGCGCTCGAACAATTCATCGACCTCGGCCAGAAACTTCCGCGCGGCCTCCTCGACCACCGCGATCGCCTCCTCGGGCGGCTCGAACCTACGCAAGAAATATTGGCAGGAATCGACTTTCACACGAGGGTCGAACGCGAAGAAGTCCACCCACTTTCTTCCCGTCACCGCAAGCTGGGCGAGCATCTGCGGCTTGTGTCGGTCAGGAACCACGCCGCCGGATACCCACTCGACGAACGTCTCGGACGTGGGGCATTTGATCTCGATCAGGCCGTCATCATCTACAAGTCCATCTGGACTACATCCCCAATATTGGATCGTATCGTGGATAACAAATCCGCACTGAACCACCAAATTCCCAGTTATTTCTTCATATCGTTGCCTTGCGTATGGCTCTTGTGTGATCCCCCACTCCATTGCTGGAGTAACATACGTCTCAGCCGACATGTCACACATTCGTTCTGCAACTATGGCGATTTTTAACTTCTTTCTTGCTTCCGATTCTTTACCACTTTTCATGAAAGACATGGCATCTGCCATCTTTGAGGCTGTCAGGAAACCTATCCTTTCCTTGAGCCACCCCGTTGATCCCTGAGGATACGGACTAAATGTTGGCATGACGAAACCTCGTAGGCGTCGATAAACTTCGTTCGACAGACCATCCTTGTTTCCCAAGTCGTTGCTTAAGTGTTGATCTGGGTATCCCAATATCAATACACCATTCCTCTAATGATTTAGTTTCCCCTCTGAATGTGATCCTTCTTGTACGGCTTGTGTTGTAGGATTGTTGTTGTTTTGTCTCCCATCGGCAATTATCCGGTCCATAATTACCGTCATTGTTTATTCTACCAAGCGTTAGACCTGCGGGGCATTCCCCCATGTCGTTAAAGAAATTCTCAAATTTTCTCCAACTATCACATACGGTGATTCCACGCCCCATGTATCTTTCATACCGGTCAGTATTCTTATTTGTGCATCTCCTTATCATGCCACACCACTTCATGTAAGTTCTTGTTCGGCGCATGCCATGAATGGTGTTCTTTTTTGAAATATATTCCTTCCTGTAACAACCACATGATCGGGTGTTACCACTCCTTAAATTGTTACTGCTGACAACTGTTTCTACTCCACAGTTACAGCGGCATAACCACATGGTATGTTTGCCTGAATTATTTGATCGAGAAATAACCATAAGTCTTCCAAATATCTTACCTACCAGGTTTATAAGCCTCATTCGGCCTTCTCCTTGGCGGCAGCAGCCACACGGGCCTTCGCCTCGTCCTTCAGTTTTGCGTAGGCATGCCGGGCGCCCACGGGGATCGACGTCCACACGGCTTTCAGTTCATCAGCCGTCTGCGCGGAATCGAATCTGGCGACGATAGAGGGGTCGAGCGCAACGGCGGGCTTCTCCTCGACAGCCGGCGCGGCAGGCTTGCCCACGGCGGCGTTGGCATCGTCGTCGTCGTCGCCGACCACGCAGGCGACCGCCTGAAGGACCGTGCGCTTGGCATAGGTCGCCGCGGAAACGTATCCCTGCGCGTCGTCCTTGGATGCCGGGATCTCCAGCGGGTCGAACTCGATCCACTGACCCGACGAGTGCATCAGTAGGACGCCGCACAGGACTCCTCGCTCGGTGCGCGTGAGATACTGCGTCACCGCGATACCATGACGAGAGAGTACTGGGATCACGGCGTTGCGCACCGCGGCGAGGGATGCGTACTTGCTGCGATAGTGCGGGTTCAGCGCGTCGAATACGGGGTTGGACATCTCCGACTGCGCCGCCGCCAGAGCAGCGGCCAACTGGTCGATCGTTTCCGAGCGGTTCATTTCTCGCCTCCTCCTTTAGGTGATTACCTGGTGAGATACCTTCGGATTATTTCCGCTTGTGAGCACAGTGCCGCGTCCCGTGCGGCATCCCATGCGGCGGCCCGTGCGGCGGCCCATATTCCTATATCCTCCGTGGTGGCACATGAGGCGTCCACCGCGGCCCCTGCAGCGGCGTCTACGCCCCGCCATGCGGCTTCCAGTGCCGCGAACCACGCGGCGTCCCTTATCGTGGCCCATGCGGCAGCCTTCGCGGCGGAATCGGCGGCCAAATTTTCGGCCAGTATAGAGTCCCGTGCGACGACCGATGCGGCAAATAATTCCTCCTCGGTTATCTTCCCGTTGACGAAGTCTCTGGCCGCTTGTATCGCCTTTCTTGGCCGGTCATCCTTCGGGTAGTACGTCTCGAAGATCGGAAGTACGGATTCGGCGAAGTCGGCGGCCATCAGGTGCATTACCCTGTCGCCATCAGGGTGAGGTTCCGCTGCGCGCAACGCCCACAGGCAGTCGCTTACCCCGTTGTGCTCAAGAATGTCGAGCAGGTTGATCTTGTCATCATCCCCCCATTTGGGTCCAAGTCTCTCCACGAGGCGCTCATAGCGATCCTTACATGCTCTGAACTTCCGCAGCCTGTACAACGAAGTGACAAGAACGATCTTCTCCACGGATCTCCCCCTCTCTTAGGTGATTACCTGGTGAGATACCTTCGGATTATTTCCGCTTGTGAGCACAGTGCCGCGTCCCGTGCGGCATCCCGTGCGGCGGCCCGTGCGGCGGCCCCCGCTGCGTCCCGTGCGGCATCCCCTGCGGCGGCCCACGCGGCGGCCCACGCGGCGGCATCTACGCCCCGCCATGCGGCTTCCTGCGCCGCGACCCATGCGGCATCCATTACGGCGGCCCAAGCGGCGGTCTCTGCGGCGACATACGCGGTCCAATTGGCAGGCCGTAGCTGTACTGAGTCCCGTGCGGCGCAACACGCAGCGAATAATTCCTCAACGGGTATCTTCTCCGCTGCATAGTCTCTGGCCGCTTGTATCGCCTTTCTTGGCCGGTCATCCTTCGGGTAGTACGTCTCGAAGATCGGAAGTACGGATTCGGCGAAGTCGGCGGCCATCAGGCGCATTACCCTGTCGCCATCAGGGTGAGGTTCCGCTGCGCGCAACGCCCACAGGCAGTCGCTTACCCCGTTGTGCTCAAGAATGTCGAGCAGGTTGATCTTGTCATCATCCCCCCATTTGGGTCCAAGTCTCTCCACGAGG